CGCGGGCGAAATAACGTATGCTCGATTTGGCAAAGGTAGGGACATTGGCCCGGGCCCAAACCTCATACGCGGCCTTAAACGCCTTGGCGGTCTTGGCCTCAATCTCGGCGTACGGGTATCCGTCGAGCTCGATGATGAGGACGAAATTACCGGGCGTCATATTAAGCAAGCGCAGCGGGCCGCGGGGAATCTCGGTGGGCTTGAGGCGTCGCATCAGACGGCGTCGGGATTTACTTGGATAAACTCCTTGTCCATCTTGGCCCAATATTCGACGTGCTTCCCTTGGATGTTGCCCGGGCGGACCTTGCGCCATTTCCACCATTCGGTCAGGAAATCTTCTTTGCCCCAGACGCAGAATTCGGCGTTCTCGGTATGGCCGTTGAGGACGACGAACAGGGCGTACGACCGGCGAGGCATTCGGTTCGCCTGATCCAAGACGGCTTGAGGGGGCAGGCGCATCAGCGGATTTCCTTCCAATCCTCGACGGCGTCGGAATCGTACTCCTTGTGACGCAGGGCGTACCAAAGGTCGTCGCCGGCCTCGCGCAGCGCATCGACGCGGGCCCGGGTCTGAGCGAGGAGGGCGTTCAAGGTGTTGTTGGCCTCCTTGAGCTTCTCGATTTCCTTGTCGCGCTGCTCGACGGCCTGCTCGGCGATCCTGACGGGAATCATATGTTCCTTGTTGGCGCTCATCGGGAGGCGTAAGGGCCGGCGCCGCCGGTCTTGGGGGCCGAGCTCGGGGCCGGCGAGGAGGTCAGGGGTTTGGAAGCCGCGGCGCCGTCATCGTCGGCGTCGGTGCTGATGAGGCAGGCCGTCGTCAGGGAATACTTTTTCACGTACGTCAGGGCCGAACCGATCTGCTGAGGATTGAGGCCCTCGGATTTGACCGAGATACGGCCGGCGGCGAACATCGTGCCGTCGACGTGCAGGAACGACGTCTCGACGCCGATGCAGCCGGGTTCGCTGAAAACGGTCTGCAGGATGGTCAGGTTGTATTTGGCGAGGGTCGGTTTGATGCTTTCGGTTATCTCGGCGAGCGACGAATAACGTGACTTGAACATTGGGTTCACTTTGTCGGCGGCCACGTTGCCGACGGCGTTGATGAAGCCGACAAGGTCGGCGCGGGCGGTATTGGGTTGGGCGTTGGGCATAGGAATCAGGTGCGTCGGTCGGCGATGAGCTTGCGCAGCTCGTCGGGCGGGAGCTTGAGGTCGTCGATGTTCAGGCGGGTATATTCGCCGTCGACGAACACGTTAAAACAGGTCTTGCCGTTCTGCAGGGTCGGCTTGAGCAAGCGGGCGACGCGATCGTCGGGCAGGACGACGTAAGCCGTATCGAGCACCGGGGCGATATCGCGGCAAGGTTGAGAGCAGGGGAGTTTCTTTTTCATATCAGGAAAGGAAAAGGTAAGCGCCGTAGGAAATCGACGAGACGAAAACGGTCAGGACGACCGCGCTGAAAACCCAGACGCCATCGCGGGTCTCGCGGTACTTATCGAAAGCGGCCGCCCATACGCAGACAATCCAAAGCCAAGCAATGGCGAGGAGAGGGGCGACGATGAAGGTGATGGGCTTCATCAGTTAATCGCGCCGCGGGCCGCGGCGTTGTAGATCAGCAAGGCGTCGCTCGTCGCCAAGGTCACCGAATGATCGGGATAAAGCTCGGCGGCCCGGGCCTTAAGGACGTTCTTCCATTGGGTCGTCGAGCGCTCGCCCTTGGTCCCGACGGGGTGGGCTTTCTGCCAAGCTTGCGGGCGTACCCGGTGGACCTTCCAACCGAGCGCGATCGCCGCGCCGTAAATGATTCCGAAATTGAACATCATTTTTCCGACGGCGCTGCCGGGAATCTTGGCGCCGGTGAAAAGGGGCGGCTCCTCGACGTACAATTCGACGAGCGCCGATTTGCAGCCGATGCGGACGAGCAGGTCGACGACGTCGAAATCGGTCGGCGGCATACGGACCGCGTGAATCTTGCCGGCCTCGTTCCAAACGACGCCCCCGTTGGCGCCGGGGTCGACGGCTACCCTGATAAACTCGTTGGTCGCAGGTCGCAGGTCCTCGGGCATAGGCAAGCACCTTGCCCTGCCTTAAGACCCTTGCAAATGAAACTCACAGGCCGCGGTAGATATTGCCGACCCTGATCGCGTAATCGTTCGGGATGAAATTCCGGGCGGCCGCCCCGACGACGCCCTTGTTCCAGCAAAGGGCGATGACCTCGGGAGAAGGGGAAGGTATGCCCCGGGCCCTCAAACGGTCTCTGATGACCCTTAGCGAGGCAGAGGCGACCATATCCTGAGCCGTCGCGTCTCGCCATTGGTACAAGGGGTAGGTCGGCCGGCCCTCGGCCTTGAGCCGGTCGTTGCCGTCGGCCCAGCTGAGGGTGTGTTGCTGATACGCCCCGTACGCGAGGCCGTGGTCGCCTTTCATCTTACGGGTCATACCCGTCTCGACGGCGCCGATCGCGGCGAGGAGGCGGGCGTTGTCCTGCGCCTCGGCCGTACAACCGAGGAGCAGCAGGGCGACGATGGATAGCCGGCGCATAGGGCTGATGCTCACGATTGGCCGCCCTTCTTGTGACGACGATGACGCGGCTTGATGCGATACAGGGTCGGGTCGATGGATTCCCAAGGGACGAGGGCCACAAACAAATCGACGCCTTCCAAATCGGGCAGGGATTTGTAGCTCATTTCGGTCACAAGCCAACGCTTGCCGAAAAGGACCATACCGGCGCCGACGTCGATTGAATCGGTCAGGATCGGGTCGGGTTTCGGTTCGCTCACGGCCGTCCTTCTTTCAGTTTGATGACGCGGTCGTGATAATGCCAACCGCTGTCGGCGACATAGGCCCGGACCGTCGCCGTTGCTTCCTTGCCGTCGGTACGGATGATGAGGGTCACGTCCCCTTCATTCATATCCAAGGACGGGGCCGGCGTGTTGCCAAGGTTCTCAAGGGCGTTCACGATCAGGTTGTCGGCCCAAGCTTCAAAGCCGAGGCGTTGGATTTGGTCTTTCATACGCGTCGAGGGGTGCAGGAATGATTCACGGTGCAACCGCCGATGTCGTAAGACATACGGATACCGACCCAACCGCCGGCGGCGACGTAGGGCTCAAGGGTGATCTCCTCGGCGCCCTCGGCCGTCATCGCGGCCGTGTAATGCTTGACGAGCTTGGTCATACGTTTCGAGGCGATGGCGGCCTTGGCCGACGCGATATCGCCGGTAAGCACCCGTTCGTTGATTTCATACAGCTCGGAGAGGAACGCCGCAACCGAGTCGATATGCCGGAATCGGCCGACCTCGGGCTGCGGGACCGGCAGGTCGGAATCCTCGTCGAACAGGTCGGGCTGCGAGATCATTGGGCGGCCTCCTCGTCGACCGGCGTCGCGTCGGGCACGATCGCCTTACCGGCGACGATGCTGTCGTTGAGCGTTTCGAGCTCCATACGCAGGGTTTGGATTTCTTGGCTTTGGTCCTCGATGACCTTGGTCTGCAGGTCGTCGAGCAGCTCAAGCCGGTCGGCGTACGCCTTGAGCGCCGTGGCGGCCTGATGCAGGTACCGGGCGGTCGACCAAGGGAATGCCCACCAAAATCGGGGCAGGCGGTCGGGTCGGATGATTCTCATTTGGAGTCTGAGGGTTGCGAGGTTGATGTCGTAAGGGCGATGAGACGGGTCGGGCATCGTTTAGTTTTAGGGCAGCAAGTTCGTCTTGCGGGTGCGGTACGTGATGTTCTTCCACCTGATTCCGAGAATCTGCACGTAGTTGCGCAAGGTCTGGACCTCGATGCCGAGGGCCGCGGACGCGTCGAGCTGAGTCTTGCCGGCGTCGTTGAGCGCGTCGACCTGCGGGGCGACGGCCTTGAGGCGCTGGGCGAGGTAGGACGTCACCAACCGGGTAAGGGGGCGGGAACGGCCGACGGGCGCGTTGAGGGAGAGGATTGAGGGTTTTTCGGCCATTGGGTTTGCTGGGTTTTGGGTTGGGTTGGGTTGGGAGATTATCGAGCGAGGATCCAAGTGAGCATCTTGACTTTGGGTTTCGTATGGGTGCCGGCGTCGCGGTATTCGACGACGTAGGTGTATCGGGCGCAGGCGTCTGCCGTCGCCTTGCCGGTGACGTACGGGTCGAAATCGGCGGCCGTCGGCGCCTCGGCGAGGACGACGATCTGCCGGTTCTCGATGTCGAGGCCGTACAGGACATACGACGCGAGGCCCTTGACGCGGCCGGCGGCGTCCTTGAGCTTGGCGGTCGAACGGAACAGGCCGACGAGGGTCGTGACGGCTTGGGCGCTTTCCTCGTCGAAATTGACGAGGACGGCCTTGGGGTTGGATTTGGTGGGCATTGGGTTGTTGGGTTGGGAAATTAGCGTGCGCGATGGGTCTTGCCGGCGGCCTTGATGGGCTCGGGGCCGTTCACGGCCTTGTAGATCGCGGGGCCCTTGGTGACGAGCAGCGCGTTGTAGCCGACGGCGCCGGCGAGGAGGGCGAGGAACAGGAGGACGGTTTTCATTGTGGGAGCGTTGGGTTGGGGTTAAAGGTTATTTCCAGCCGCAGACGCGAACCTGCAGGGCGTGAGCAGCGTCGTCGGTTTTCTTGGTCCTGCGACCAATGACGGCCTTGACGACCCAATTCGATTGGCGTTCGGAAAGCGGTCCGTACGCAAGTTGGGTCGCAAGCGAGGAATGAAATTCGGATTTCTGAGCTTCCAGAATCTCGATGATGTCGGCGAATTCGACGCGACGGGCATCGGCGAGCGCCTTGCGTGCGGCCTCCTCGGCGTTGAGCTTGTCGACGAATGCTTTGCGCTTGGCGTCGCGTTCCGCGATCTGCTCGGAGGTCAGGCGATGACGAAGGGCGTCGGGATCGCAGCCGACCCGTTCGGCGCAGGACGTGCCGATGAATTTCTTGACACCTTTGTCGAGGACGACGACGTGATGCGTAATCCCCTTTCCACAATGCGCGCATTGGCCGGCGCCGGCGTCCCAAGGGATATCGCGCATCGCGGCCGCGTATGCTTCTGGGTTTGCTTCTTGCAGGGAACGCTCGGGGAGCGAAAAGAAACCGATGATGCGAACGTCGCGGAGTTTCATAAGGTCAGGATTAGGCGATGATTTCGGAGGCGTGAGATTCGGAATTGGCGTCGATGTCGGCCTCGTCCATCTGCGAGATCGCCATTCCGCGCTCAACGAGCAGGGCGAGGGAACCGGCGACGGATTCGCGCAGGACCTCGCGGGCCGAATCAATCTGCTCGGCCGTAAAGTTGCGCTCCTTGGCGGTTTTCTGATACTTGCGCCAAGTGCTGCGGGCCTTGGAGATTTGGGACAATGCGCGACGCATCGTGTTGAGGTCGGACATCAGGGAATCGGTTTCGGTTTTCATCGGATCGTTGTTGGGTACGAAAGGACGTTGCCCCGTGATTTGGATTCGGGCAAGGGCATTTCTCAACAATCTTTCACGTTAATTGCCGGCGGGGTTGTTAACGCGGGGACCCTACCCGACGTGATCGGGCAGGGTGTCGAGAATCGGCCGGGGTGCGCCCCGAGGTAAGCCCTCGATTTTATAGGCGTGGCCGCAAAATAAGACCCGACGCCCCTATTCTTGCCCTGCTGGGTCGGCCGTCAACGGGCGTTTGCAGGCCCTTCCTTGCCCCTTGGAGGCCCTTTTACCCCTTGGGGGGTGTCTTGCCCTTGGCGGCGTACCTTTTGAGCTGGGCGAGACCTGCGTCGACGAGCTCGGGCGAACAATACCCGGCGGCGCCGGCGGCCGCAAAGGCGATGGATTCGTTGGCAAAGTATCCGCGGCAGGCGACCCCGACGAGCAGGGAGGTCAGGGAGGCCGTGGCCGTCCTGCGGGCGATATACCCGAGGGTATGCTTCTCGGTCGAGCAGACGTATCGGACCAACCAAGAGGTGCCGCCGATCGCGATGCCGAGCAGGCCGTCGCGGACCTCGGAGGGGATTTCGGGAGGATTAGGGGGAGGGTTCATTTGATGATGCGACGATACCCAAGGCGCCAGAGGGCTTCGGCGATGCGGGTGCCGGCGGCCTCGACGGTGGGCTCGTCAAGAAAGGTAAAGGTGTCGTGCAGAAGCTCGTGAACGACCGTGTCGATCATCTCGTACTCGGGTTGCCTCGGGTCGATATGGATGTCGCCGGTACCCTTCCAACAATAGCCAAAGAGGGTCTTGCTGCCCGGGCGATGCGACGGCTTTGCCTTGCCGAGCTTGCGGAACGTGAAATGCGGTTCCTTGTATCGGACCGCGGGCGGCTTATTGCCTTGGTTCTTCTTGCGCATTGTCGGGGAGGGAAAGGACGGCGACCGGGGCCGGCTTGGGTTTGAGGAGTACGACGAGCTCGGCCAAAAGCGCCGAGATCAGGATCGACCCGAGGACGGGCAGGAACCAATGAGAATCGAAAAGCAGGGGCAGGGCCGAGATAAAGGTCCCGATAACGGCGGCGACGCCTGCCCGGACATATTGCCCAATCAAGCCCATCGTGAGGGCCGCAAGAAAGCAAACCGCGCCGACGGCGACGACCATATTCCTCGGTCCCTCGGCCTTGGCCCGGGCGAGGTCAGCGGTCAGGGCGGCGATACGTACGTCTTTGAGCTGAGAGACGCGGGCGGCCTCTTTCTCGTCGGCCTGCAGTTTGGCCTGCGCTGCGTCGAGGGTCGCGACGAGGCCCTTGGCGAATTTGCGGGCGGCCTCATAATCAGCCGGCGACGCCTTCTCGGCTCGTTGTCGGGCGAGGGCAAGGTCGCCGTCGGAGGGCTTGTCGAGGAACGACAGGGCGACGCCGAGCTCGCTGTCGACGACGGCGGGCTTGTTGGCGGTATTCGCTTCCCGGGCGATGACGACGGCCGCGGCCACCTTACCGTCAACTTTATCCTGCGTCTCGACGACGGCCGTGACGACCCCTTGCGAGGTCGGCGCCGGCGGTTGCTGAGGCAAGGGCGGTTCCGACAGAGTCGCGCAGCCGACCAGACCTAAACAGGTGAGGAGGGCTGCGCGCACCGGATCAAGCGAGCTTGCCGGAGGCGGTCGAGGTCGTCGGCTGGGAAATGGTCGCCTGCTTTCGGTATCCGTTGCGGACGACGAAAGAGACGGAACCGTCGGCGGTCTGCGTCAGGGAGACGGACAGGGTGAAGGCGCTGGCCTTCTTGGGGTTGGCGGCGAGGTCGGCCGTGATGTCGGGCCAAGAGGCCGCGATGAGCTTGGTGATCTCGGCGTTGAGGGTGTCGGGGGTTGCCATAAATTATTTATTCTTAAGGGCATCGAGCAGCGCCTTGGCCTTGGCCTTGTCGGCGGCGAGGGTGGCCTGCGTATCGGCCAGCATTTTGTCGGCCTTGGCGGCGTTATTGCGATAGATGAGAAGGCCGGCGACGATGCCGGCGACGATGCCGACGATGAAGTAAGCCATAAGGTTATTTCTTGGCAGGGATAACAGGCGCGGCCTTGGCGGGAACATACTTCCAGCCTTTGGCGGCGATGTCGGCGAGCGCGGCGGCGTTGGTATCGTAGATGTGCGACTCCCAAGCGGTGAAGATGCGGACGGCCTTTTCGGCAGGGGCGTCTTTGACGACCTGAACGGTTCCGTTTTCGATGAGGACGGCGGTCTTGCCAGCCGGAAGGGTGATGTCGTAGGGAGTCATGGTTTAGAGGGAATTGAAGACGATGGTCCAGCCCTTGCCTTGGAGATTGGTCAGGGAAGAATAGGCCGGATCGATGGCTTGATTGGAACCGCCAGAGATGTCGATATAGCCGTTATATGCTCCGTTGGCGTCGATCTGATCGAGGGGCGTCGTGCAATCGCTGATGGAATTATTTCCGAGATTAATGTAAGTCAGGGACGTGCATCCGTTGAACGAAGGAGCGGAGGATAGGGAGGAACCGATTGTGACCTGTTGCAACGTGGTGAAACCTGAAAAGTCAGACATAGATGAGAAAGGCCCAACCAAGTAAACGACCTGCAAAGACGTGCATCCGCTGAATGACGGAGCGGAAGTCATAAAATTACTTGCGGCAAAAACCGTAGTCAAAGCCGACAGTCCGCCGAAGTCGGGCGGAGATGTGAAAATACCATCAATACTCGCAGCCTGAAGCGAAGATAGACCGCTAAACGAAGGAACAGACGCCAACAAAGGATTGTGCGACAAATCAACATTCGTCAGCCAAGTCATACCGCTTAAATCGGGCGGAGACGTCATCGCAGAATTATAACTAATAATGACGTTAGTTAGCGAAGTATATCCGTTAATCGAAGGAGGAGTCGTGAAAGAAAGATTCTGAAGACCAAGGTTAACCAACGACGTCAAAGCCGAGAAGTCGTAGGTCGTTCCGGAATTGTCTCCGCCTGAAACGTTCAGGTTAATCACCGAACTGGCGTTTTTGACATACACGTTTGAACCGACCAGATAGATGCCGCCGCCGGTATTGGACCATCCGCTGATGCTGCTGATGTTGGTCATTATGATCGGGAGGTCAATTGTTGCGACGACGGGAAGCCACGCGCCGAAAACACGGCCATAGATTTTTCCATCGTTGGGGACTTCGGTTAGGCCAGCAGTAGATTGCGTCGTGCCGTCGGCAAAAGTGATCGCGCCGCCGTCGCCGTAGGTCAGCGTCACGTTCTGGGCGTTGACCTGTCCGGCAGGGGCATTGAAGTTTCCGTCCGTAATCGAGTAGCCGTCGAGGTCCAAGTCGCCGCTGCCGGGGACAAAGCCAGAGACGGCTGCCGTCGTCTGTACGCTGTTGTCGGGGAACGTCACGCCAACCGACGAGATGATGGTTTGCACCGAAGCATCGCCAGCCTGCACGCCGTTTGGGTAGATGACCGCGTAATAACCGTTCGACGAATCCTGCGTCTCCGCGTAGGACGGGTAGATGTTAAAGGAGTTCGTGCTGGCGAACAGGCTAAAACCAGAATAATCAAACGTGCCACCGATGGAGCCGCCAGAGGTAAGGTCGCTGGCGATGATGCCAGCCGCATTGACTTCGACGGAACTCGTCCCGGCCGCAAGGACGGTCAGCGGGTTCGTGATCGTGCCGCCGTTGAACGAACCGCCGCCACCCGTGACGACCGACCACGCGCCGTCTTGGCGGGCATACTGAGACCCGTCAGAAGGTGCGTCAGTCAGGCCAGCCGTGGTCTGCACAGTAGAGTCCGGGAAGGTCAATCCCGCTGGCGTCACTTGCATATGGCTACCGGCGTTGCCAATCGTTAGAGAGTTATACTGCAGTTCCGCGTATTGGGTTGTGTCTGCTGACAGTTCCACGCCGAAGAATGATGCCGACATTTCGGAGTCATTACCGCCATCACTCATCGTGATTGGGCCAACGATGTCGCCGCCCGTGAAGGGAGCCGCCGCCGTGCTTTGCGTCGTTCCGTCCGGGAAGGTAATCGTTGTGGCCGAAATGTCGAGATGCCCGGACGTGCCCGACATACGGAACAGGCCTGCGTCGAGGTAGGCGACGTTGGGCGAGTCGGTCAGCGTGAACGATTCAAATTCTGTCGGGTTTAAGCTGATGCTGACCGTCTGCGTTCCAGAGTTGTAAAGAATCGGCGCGGTTGCTGCGACGACGCCCGCAGGTCCGGGGTCGCCTTGGTCGCCCTTGTCGCCCTTGTCGCCTTGATCGCCCTTGTCGCCTTTCGGTCCGGTCTGGCCGTCAGCGCCGCGAGGAATCGTGAAATTGAAAACTGCCGCCGACGACGTTCCGACATTAGTGACGAAAGCGTTGGTTCCAGCGTCCCCGGTGGTAGTAGATCCAACGGCGATAGTGGCGGCGAGGCCGGCGGGGCCGGGGGTACCGATGACGAACGCAAGGGAGCCGGTCGGGCTGGCCTGCGCAAGGGTAAGATTGATGTTAGCCATTGATAGGGGCGAGGGTGACCTCGGGCTCGATAATGAAACGCATCGTCGACGACGCAAAAACGATGCCTTCAAAAACGCAACGCAGGTCAATGGAGGCCGTTCCGACGTCCCATTGGGAGGTCTTGTCGGCCTCGGCGTAAAGGGTCACCGTAAGGTTATCGTTGCCAATAATCGCCGTCAGGGGCCAACGGCGCAGGGCTCGGTCGATGACCTCGGCCGTGATCGTGACGCCGGCCAAATCGGCAGGGTCGCCGGCGCCGGGAACATAAGGCCCGACGGCCGTGAAGGTTTGTCCTCGTTTCCAGCTGATTGACGGCGCCGCCATAAAATAGCGCGGGAGTCAACGGGGCCGAAATGGGGTCAGACGGATTCCATCCCGCCGAGTTCGGTCACGTATTGAGGGAAAACAGGGTCGGCAGGGTCGAACGAAAAGTCGAAACTTTGCCCGGTCGGTTCGGCCGCTTCCGGCGCAATCTCGATTTCGGTGCCGTCGTCAAATTTGACATTCTGACCCAAGAGATAAGCGACAATCCTTTCCTCGCAGAACGTAAGATAAAAAGACGCGGTTCCTGTGCCGGCATCATCTATGCTGTCGATTACGACGACGGCGTAAGGGTATTGAGAAAACAAAGCTTGCGCCAAGGTCATCGAACGCTTGGGAGAAAAAACGAAATACTGAGCCGGATCGCTTGCGGCATATTCCCGGGAATCGTCTCCTCGGCTTCCTTCTGCCGATCCGAGGACCGTCACAGGGTAGAAAAGCCAACTCCAAGGGCCTGTGAAATTGTAGCCCATCAGATTCCCGCGTAATAATAAAGGGCGTCATCATCGCCAATCTTGATACGGCTTCCCCAAAGGGAACCGCGGACCAAGGCCGAGACGGTGCCGTCGGTCTGAATATGGGCGATTCCGACATATGCCTCCTCGTCGGTGTCGTACGGGATAGTCGAACCTGAGTCGATGGTCACGTTATCGGGGTCAGGGAAGGTAGTTGGCGTATCCGTTCCGACGCCGGCCACGATCCAGATGAACGTGTCGGCGCCTCCGTCGGCGACGATGGGGTCGGCGATGTTCGACGGGACGACGTTGTTGAGGGTGCCCTCGCAAACCTCGTACGTCGCCGAGCCGGCATCGGAGGAAATCTTGCGGACCTTGAAAGGTGTGCAGACGTCAGGGGCGTAGGCCGGGAAGGTAATCGTCCCGCTGACGACCTGCTCGATGACCCAAGTATCGGCCGAATAGGGCTGGGTCGCCGTCGCGATGTGAATCGCCTGCGCCGTGTAATCGCCCGAGGGCTCGATGTTCGACGGAAGGGTGACGGGGCAATCGTCGGTGAAATCGGCCGCCACACCGATCCAAAGGATGAGCTCGTTGGAGGTCACGCCGTCGGTCACGGTTGTCACGCGGAAAAGGTAGACGGCGTAATCGGTGTCGTTGTAGACGATCGCAAGGCCGCCATTGTCGGTATATGGCGAATCGGCGTAGTCGCCGGGTACAGGCGCAGGATTGCACCGATGGTCGATAGCGTCGACCCATTCGACGCCGATGCAGCCGGCGGCCGTGTCGGGCGGGGACATCACGACGCCCTTGGCGATACGCAGGCCCCAATAAGGAGGCAGGGTCGGGTCCTTCTCGCGGTTGATGATTTCGACCTGAAACTGAGCAGGGCGCTCGGCCGGCGGCAAGGTCTGCGAGCCGACCAATTCTTGCGTCAGGGAGAAGGTGTTTGAATAATCGTCCCAGACAATCGACGCAATCGAGATGACCTGCATCGAGTAGGCGACGGTCGGCGCGTCGATGCTGCCGGGAATGTCGCCCGGGTCGTACGCGACGAAATCGGTCTCGGGATAGACGAACGTCGGCGAATCGGCGACGTAGAGGTAATTACGAAACTTGACGCGGTCCTGCGAACGAATCTGCAGGATGTAGACGCCCCAATCGCGGCCCTCGTCGAGGACGCAATACCCGTCGCTGTTCATATACGGCGATTCGGAATCTTCGCCGTCGACAATCGTGCATTCCGACCGAGTGGAGACGCGGTCGAAAGGGGTCTGGAACGCCTGATGTTCGTCCTCGTAAATCAAGGTCCCCTTGGCGATCTGCAGGGTCCAGATAGTATCGCCGCCCTCGGCCGCGGCCTTCTCAAGAAGGCATTGGAATTGATTGACGTATTCGTTGCCCTTCCCGGTGTTATTGACCTCGTTGTCGGTCGGGGTAATGAGGGCGCCGCCCGGGGTGTACGATACGACCGACCCGTCGCCGAGGTAAGGCATCGGAAGGGATGCCTGCAGGCCCGAGGCGAGGTCGTTGAGCTGCTTGGCAAGGATAGGCGAGCCGGCCTCGAAACGGGAACCGAACCGCGATCCTGCTCCGTTGAATCCTTCGTCGTTCACGCGAAAATTCCTTCTTGGGCTTTGCCGTAGATGTCGGAATCCCAACCGATTTCGCCGCCGACCATAATGTCATAAGTGACCTTAAGGGCCGCGTAATTGGCAGGGTACCCGATGCACTCGACCGAGGCGTTGGTAAGGAGGCATTGGGCCGGTTCGACGTATCCGAGGATTTCGTCGGGGACGACGAGCTTGTTGAGGTCTTGGAAGCCGTGAAGGGTGCGGCCGACGGCGTTGGTCATTTTGGTCGCCCTGCCGCCCTGCTCATTGTTAAAGAAAACTACGCCGCGTACGTTCCACATCGGGCGCAGGAACTGACGGACGCCGGCCTTGATGTTCACATCGCCGGCGCCGTTGGTCCCGAAACCGATGAATTTATACTGAGGGTGGGGGGTGTAGGACTTGCCCTCGTTGGTCTTGACCTCGACGAAAAGGGGGCAGTTGGCGGTCGTCAGGTGGGCTTTGTCGAGGGTGTAATAACCGCCGAGGATTTGCGTCGCGCTGTCGTGGCCGATCGTGTCGTCGGTGACGCGGGTAAAGTTAGGGTGCGTCTCGATGGGCTGCGCCGTCGTATTGGCGACGCCGGTGATCTGGCAATCGGAGTATCCGGCTTCGCGCTGAATGCCCATATAATCGACGGTCATCATCGTAATCCCGCCCTTGGATGAGCTTAGGGAATACTTGTATGATTTCATCGAGAAACCGATGCTATCGGGCCACGCCTGACCATCGGTGAAATACTCAATCGCGGTCGAGATATTGGTATTCGTCGAATCGAGGGCGAACGTCGCCTGACCCTGCGCGACGCCGTACGCGTCGATATGGATCGTCGTGTTCGGCTGCAGGATGCCCGGTTGCGTTAGCGGGTTTCCGAATTCCTTGGAGGTAGGGGACGGGATTGGCATAGTAATTATTTGGCGACGTTGACGATGGTCTTATCGGTGCCGGCCGGCGCGGGGGCCGTGTTCGCCGCGATCTCTTTCTGCACGTCGAGCTGTTCCTGCTGAATGTCGACGTGGAAGCCGGACATAATCGAACCGATGTCGCCGCCGCCGATGGCTTGCAAGGACGAGGTCGATAGGGCGAGGGCTTCCCTCTCGTCGACGCCGATAGGGACCTGCGGGCCCTTCTTTTCCTCCTTGGCGCCCATATTCTGCAGGGTTGCGGCGACCTTGCTCATAAGGTCGAGTTGGTCCTCGGAAAGGCCGACGCCGTTCTCGACGCGACGATACAATTCTCGGGCCGCGTCCTCGCTCGTCAGGCCGAGGCGCTTGCCGGATTGGGCGACGGCCTTGGCGATGCGCTCGACCGAGCCCTGATTCTTGGCGACGTCCTCGGGGGAAGGATTATCCACTTCGCCCCAGAAACCGACCTTGCCGGCAAATTCCTTTTCGACCTGCTTGTTGAACGCACGTCCAAAAATCAGATCGGAAAACACTTTGCCGGCGCCGATGGTAATCGCCTTAAGGCCGGCCTTGGCGGCACGTTCGGACGCATCGACGGCGCGGTCGGCTGCTGCCGCGGCCCTGACCTCCTCATCGGTGTAAACCTTCATCGTCTCGATGCGTTCCTTGAGGGCTGCCGTACCCTCGGAAAGCACCTTGGTCAATTCGCCGCCCGAACGGCCGAACATATCGACGGTATGTTTGGCGATGATGTTGCGGTCGATATGCTTGTCGTATTCGCCTGCGAGCTTGAGCATCACGTCGGTCGCTTTGACGCGGCCGGCCGTGATCTCCTCCTCGGTGAAGCCGAGGGACTTGAGGGTCTCGCGCTGGGCTCCGGCAGAGATGGTCGCCGCGCCGATGGTCTTATTGGCGAATTGAATCGAACGGCCCATTGTGTCCATCGAGATACCGACCTCGGCCCCGATCTTGCCGAGCTTCTGCAGGTCTTCCCGCGAGACGCCGAGCTGACGGCTGAGCTCGTCGATTTCTCGAAAGTATTTCAGAGAATCCTTAATTCCGTCGAAAACCTTGCCCATAATGTTCGATACGCTGAACATATTGGCGATGCTTTTCTTGATGTCCTCGGCGTACGATTTGAACGACGCGGACAAGGCCGTCCCGGCAATCTTGCCGGCGGCAGCAGCGCCTTCACCGATGCCGGTGAAATCGCCGCCAAATTTTACTTTTACGTCGTCGGCCATTTAATTGCGTTGGGTTTGGTTTTTGGCCTGCTCGGCCTGTTCTTGTTCGTATTTCCGCATCGCTTCCCATTCCTTGTCAGAGACGACGTCAATCTTGGCGCCGGCGGCCTGAGCGTGTGCGACGTGCAACCAGATCGCCTCGGCCTCGGGCATCGTCCAAGCTTCCTCGTACGAACAACCGTTGCGCATCAGGGCGGCGACGACGACGAGGGGCCAAGGGGTGCCATAATCCTTCTCGCCTTTTTCGCTTTGCCAGAAACGCGGCCACAGGGATTGCGCCTCGAAATAATAATGAAGCTTGGCGGCCTCGGTCAGCAGGGCCTTGCGGTTCCAACGCATACGGGCGAGCCATAGCCCTTCCGAAAAGGTCGAGGGCTTGCGCAGCTCGGTCAGGTCGTGAGAGGAAAGGATACGGACCGCGGCGAGCAGATCGTCGGCGCCGACGGGCTTGTCGGTATGGATGACCGGCGAACCGATTGCCTCAAGGGCGACCCGATGCCGGAGGCAGAAAGGCAAAAGACGACGCCCGCAGACTTCAAGGGTCGGCGGGAGTATTGTCGCGGCCTGAATCCACCGATTTTCCATCGGGGTACCCCTTTCGGGGTTAGGCGATTTCCTGATACTTGACGCCCTTGATCGTCACCTTGCGGAAGTTGTTATTCACGCCGGCCGTCGAGACGTCCTTGATGATATAAGAAATCGCGTTGTAGGTGATGCGGTCGCCGACGGCCGGAATGGTCGAGGACGCCTTGAGGACGCCGGTCAGGGACACGTCGAGCTGCAGGTCGTCGAGGCGGTCGGTGATGATGCGGCCGGTCTCGTCGGTGACGGTGACGTCGATGTTCGGCTTCTGGGAGAGGTCGTCGGACTGCAGGGTCACGAAATCCTGCGTTCCATAGAGACCCCAAACGTGATTGACGCCGAAGGTGGTGGGGAAGGTCGACATAGCGGTTTGGTCTTTGAAATAGCGCGGGAGTCAAGGCGACCCCATCAGGCCGCCGGCGGGTAAACCGAGACGACCGTATACGTCAGCAGGTTGCCATATCGGCGGCCGGCGAGGCCCTCGTCGTCGGACTCAATCCAAGCGGCGTACAGGGTTCCTTCCGTCCAAGCCGATTGCAGGCCCTCCACGTCGAGCATAAGGCCCTGAACGGCCTCGACGCGGGCCCGATGTAGGTCGAGGGCCTGCTGAGGCGTCACAGGGTCGCCGTTGAGGCCGTCGTCGGCCGATGAGTATACGTAGATTTTGAACGTCAGCTCGAAATTGCCAAGGTTGTACGAACCGAAATCAGGGTGGGCCCGGGCGCTTTCGGCGTGAAGGATGACGACGGGCAAGGACCGAATCTCGCCGGTCTGGCCGGCCCGCAGCTCGACGCCGGGGAGGGCGTCGGCGTTGGCCGTGAAATGCGCAAGGACCGATTTCTCGGCGATCGTGCGGATTGCGTTGAGGGTAGGGCTGCCGAGGTTTCCTTGGGTCATATCAGGCGAGGGTAAAGTATTGGGAGGTATTGAGGGTCGCGGCCGAGCGCTCCCATAGGTTCATCTTCCGTTTCTTCATTTCGTAAATCATCGCGTTGCGCATAGCAAACGCCCGGTGATTGATTGCGATCTGGACGAAATTGGCATTCCCGGCCTTGCCGCCGATGCGATTGCCGACGGTGAATTCGGGAAGCAAAGCGTCGCCCGTTTTCTGCTCGGCGATAGCGTCGCCGCGGCCCTCGGGATTCTGGACCCACTTTTTGCCTTTGATTTTCTCGCCGAGCTGCTGGGCGGCGAACCAATAGGGCGATTTGAGCTTACCGACATCCTTCTGCTTTTCGAGGATGAGTTTCTTCATATCCTCGACGGATTCGACGATCGCGAAAGGCCCCTTGGTATCCCATACGGATTGTTTCAGGCCGCCGCGGCCTCCGTCGGTGCGGAGGGAGTTATGAAGGGAACGCATCGCCGTCAGGTCGCCGGCGGCGATGTAGGGCAGGGCCTTGGCGCCGCGGTCGTATTTGCGT